CATATTACGAGTTAGCCAACCATTTGCCCAACAAGTTTATGAGACGGTTACTCTTAGTAATTTTAAAGGAGTGTCTAGTACCGATCAAATTTTGATCCAGGACGCCTTGACTCTAACAAAACTCATTGCTGAGGGAAATGGCGATCTTGCGAATGTGATTGATAATACATTGCTTGCGAAATTTAAGAACATTAGTACAACAACGAATGTAAATGTTCTCGATGCAACATCTTTAGCAAAATTTAATAATATTTTTGCTCTTGAAATAGAGATTATTTCTGAATCGTTTGTTTTAACACGCTTCGCAGGTTTAACATCAGAAGGTGCTCGACCAGCAACGGAAGAATCTATAATATTAGCAAAATTTGTTGGTCAAAGCAGTATAAATTTACTAAATATATATGATTTTATAACCCTTACACGTTCTATAAATATTACTATAGGTGAACTACTTACTATTACTGAACTAGTTACGCTTTTGCGGGCAGTTGGGGAAACTGGCGAAAGCCTAACAAATGAGAAAGATGTAGTGAGTTTAGCGAAATTTATTGGATTTGGAACATCTGAAGAACGTGAAGGTCTCAATGAAGGTATTAGTTTAGCATATTCTCTTGGGATATCTGTATTCCAAGAGAGTATTAGTCATGTAAGTGAAGATGCAAATATTGGCCGTTTAATTGGTATAGTGTCAAATGAACAAGGTCAAGTTACTAATGCTATATCTTTAAATCGATTAACCAATATAACTTCAAATGAGCAAGGTCAAGTTAGTAATACTATATCTTTAAATCGATCAATGGATATAACTCTAAATGATCAAGGTCAAGTCAGTAATACTATATCTTTAAATCGATTAAGTGGTATAACCGCAAGCGAATTACCATTTTCAGTTAGGCAAGATATTTCTTTAAATCGATTAACGGGTATAACTCCGAACGAACAAGGTGAACTTAGTAATACTATATCTTTAAATCAATTACTTGATATAACCGCAAATGAATTGCCTTTTTCGATTAGTCAAAATGTTTCCTTAAATCAATTGATGGGTATAAATGGGATATCGCAGTGCCAACTTAATGATAATTTATCTTTTAGTAAATTTATTAACATAATTGTCATTGACGAAACAGCTGGCCACTATGCCGAGATATTGACTTTAAGCCGTAGTCTTGCCTTGTCTCCTTTGCAAGAAGGGCCGAGTCATGTAGGAGAAACTATATCTATTAATCGATTAAATGTGTTAGCAACTAGCGAACAAAATAAGATATATAATAGTTTGTTATTTGCTCGATCTAGTGGAATAACTCCTGCAGATCAGTACCAAATTAATAATAGTTTGATATTTGCTCGATCAAATGGCTTGAGTCTTGGTAGACAAATTTCTATTAACGAGAATATCACCGTTAGTAAATTTGGAATATTGAGTACTTCTTCTCAATTAGTCTTAGAGGAATTATTGAGTTTATCCAGGTTAGGCAGTTTGGCAATCCTTGATAGTAGATATTTATTAGAGAACGTTAATTTAGAACGTCTTAATGATTTAGGGTTAATTAGTAGTCCAAGCATTTTTGAGACGATTGAACTTGGAAAAATAAATATTTTGACTATCATAACAATGCTATATGGATTTGATAGTATTGCTTTTGATCAATTTAAATCCATAATAGCTGAACCACCATCTTTATATGTCTATAATAATGGAGATCATGCTATTGGAGTATTATTCCGAGACAAACGAGCCGAAGTATTATTCCGTGATAAGCGTGCTTCCGTTTTATGGAAAGATAAAAGAGGAAAGTAAGGAGGTTAGATGCAGACAGTTTTACCAGATAAAGATCCTGATAATGTTGAACCATATTTTGTTGTTTGGTGCGATAGAGAAAGTGGTCTTAATGATGGTAGTAAACATGATCATGGTGAATTACAAGGATCGACTATTTCTACTAGTGAATGGATTTTTCCAGAGGGATCGGAGTTAAGTAAAAAAACCTCCAATCAAAATGCACTTACGATTGCAGGCGTCGAATATGATTTAAACACTGTTTGCACAATCTGGCTTCAAGGAGGCCTCGCAAATAAAGATTATCCGATAACTTGTCGAATTGTCACATATGATGGTAGAACTTTAGATAAAACAATTATTATACCCGTAAGGGAATCATAAACATAAATTATAGGAGAATTAAGATGTTAACTGCTAATCAGATTAAAAGTTTAAATAATCTTTCTATGCAAAGAGACAGAACAGTTGCCTTGGGAACTTTACTTATGGGGATTCCTGAATATGGCACACCAGTAAAGTGGGTAAAGGCGGCAAAGGCATTGACAGTAGGTGGTGTGGTTATTCATAAAGAAACTGTAACTATTAATAATCCTGCCATTTCTGGAAGTAATGTTTATGAGTTTTTGGCAGATGCCTCGCAAACAAAGACCCTACCTGGAAATATTGCGGTTGATATTTCAACTCATTCAGTTAAGGGATCCGTAACATTAACTATGGATACACAGGCAACTGCTGGTAATACAATGACGATCGGAACAAAAGTATATACCTTTGTTCCGTCAGGGACAGCAAACGCCGATGGCGAAATTTCTGTTGGAACTGATTTACCGACTGCCAAGTTAGCGGTTGTTGCAGCTATAAATGGTACTGATGGGGTTAATACTCCTCATCCGTTAGTAACTGCTGCTCCCTTCGCTGTAAATGTTTGTACTATTACGGCATTGGTTGGTGGTGTTGCTGGGAATGCCGTTGCAACCACAGAAACCTTTACTCCCACTAATAATGTCTTCTCGGCTGGGACTTTGACATCCGGTGCTGATTGTACAGCTCAGAATGCTATTGATCATCTTGTTGCTGCTGTAACAGCACATGATACACAAGGTGTAGGTGCAGTTGATAGTACTGGCGCTGTTGTAACCTTTAGTGCCGATGTAGCAGGTGTTGCTGGTAATGCAATTGTTATTGGGGAAACCATGGCAAATGGTGCCTTTGCTGGTGGTGCAGTTTTGTTGAGTGGTGGTGTAGATGGTACTCCTGTAGCTCCTGGAAGAGTATTGGTTGATGATTCATATTTATATGTCTATATAAGTGACGATTGGCGTCGTATTTCTGTTGGTTCCGCCTATTAAAGGAAGGAACCTGGCAAACTATGTATCTTTGTTAAAACTATTTTAATTGAGGAGGTGGTGTGTAGTGCCCAATATTACACTTGGTAATCGTTTAAAGCATGCATGGAATGCCATTAGGTACGGAGAATCTACCCGAGCATATGATACAAGTCTTGGACCATCATATAGTAAAAGACCAGATTTATATCGTCTACGTCCCGGAGCAGATACTTCAATTATTTCTTCTGTTTATGCCAGAATCGGTGTAGATGTAGCTTCAATTCCGATTCAGCATGTTCGTCTTGATGAAGATGGGAGATATATTGAAACCATTAAATCTGGTCTTAATAATTGTCTTACATTGGAAGCGAATATAGACCAAACAGGTCGTAGTTTTATACAAGATGTTGTAATGTCTATGTGCGACGAAGGTGTTGTAGCAATAGTACCGGTGGATACAACGATGAATGCGGCACTTAGTGGGTCATATGATATTACAACAATGCGAACAGCAAAAATTGTTAGTTGGTATCCAAAAGATGTTCGAGTTAACATTTATAATGAAGAAACGGGATATAAACAAGATATCACACTTCCAAAAACAATGGTTGCTATTGTTGAAAATCCACTTTTTGCGGTAATGAACGAACCAAATTCTACTTTGCAGCGTCTTATAATGAAATTAAATCTTTTAGACGTGATAGATCAGCAGTCGGGATCTGGAAAGTTAGATTTGATTATTCAGTTACCATATGTTATTAAAACGGAAGCTCGAAAACAACAAGCTGAAACTAGAAGAAAAGATATTGAAAGTCAGCTACAAGATTCAAAATATGGTATCGCCTACACCGATGGAACTGAGAAAGTTACACAATTGAACCGGCCTGCAGAAAATAACCTGATGGGACAGATCGAATACCTGACGAGTATGCTTTATAGCCAGTTGGGTCTGACGAAAGCTGTTTTTGATGGTACTGCAGATGAGAAAGAAATGATAAACTATTATAATCGTTCAATTGAGCCAATTCTTGCTGCGGTTGTAGATGGTATGAAACGAGTTTTTATAACAAAGACTGGTAGAACTCAAGGTCAGTCTATCGAAGCACTTAGGGATCCGTTTAAACTTGTTCCAATTAGCCAAATAGCTGATGTGGCAGATAAGTTTACACGGAATGAAATTCTATCCCCTAATGAAATTCGTCAAATTGTCGGTCGGAAACCTAGTAAAGACGAAGCTGCGGATGAGTTACGCAATAGGAATAATAGTCAACCTGAACCACAACCGCAGTTGGAATCCAATTCTGAACCACAACCGCAGTTGGAATCCAATTCTGAACCACCTACCTCAATTATGGATATGATTAAAAAGAATGAAGGAGTTTAAATAATGACTAAGTCAAAATACGATTTTGGTGGCTATGCTACTAAAAGCGGACTTAAATGCACCGATGGAAGGGTAATCCACCAAGATGCATTTAAGGACAATGATGGTACAACTGTACCGCTAGTTTGGCAGCATCAGCATAATGAACCATCTAATGTGCTAGGACATGCTTTACTCGAGAATCGTTCCGATGGAGTTTATGCTTATTGTACTTTTAATAATACTGATGCAGGTAAGAATGCTCGCATCCTAGTAGAGCATGGGGATGTATCATTTCTATCGATTTATGCCAACGGGCTGGTTGAGAAAGCTAAGAATGTTATTCATGGTATGATTCGTGAAGTTAGTCTTGTCTTAGCAGGTGCAAATCCTGGTGCTCTAATTGATAATTTAGCTTTTGAGCATGGTGATGGTAGTAGCGTTCTCGATGAAGAAGAAGCTATTATTTATACTGGCTTGGAGATTGAAAAGAAAGAAGAAGCACCATCTAAACCGATTAATCAACCGGTTAAACCAAATATCAATGAGGTCGCTATGAAGCATGCTGATAACGCTGCTCCTGCAGGAGATGATGAGACGATTCAGGATGTTTTTGATACTCTCAGCGAAAAGCAGAAGACCGCTGTGTATGCAATTGTGGGTGCTCTGGTTGATCAGGGTGCCTTAGATGAAGGTATGGCCCAATCCGATGATTTAAATTCTAATGATGAAGGAGATACAGGTATAATGAAAGCAAACGTTTTTGATGGTTCAGCAGTTAACAATCGCCGTTATCTTTCCCATGACGAGTCCAAGGAACTTTTCGAGAGTGCCGCTGGTATGGGATCGTTAAAACAGGCAGTTCTTAAACACGCCGGAACTTATGGTATTGATAATATTGATTATTTGTTCCCCGATGCACGTCTGGTAGAAAATCAGCCAGCTTTCCTTGCTCGCGAGACCACCTGGGTAGCTCCTGTTATGAGCGGAACTCGCCATACTCCATTTTCTCGTATTAAGAGTGTTTATGCTGATATTACTGTTGATACAGCGCGGGCTATGGGCTATGTTACTGGCGCTTTGAAGAAGGATGAGGTCTTTGGTCTTCTGAAGCGCAGCACTACCCCCACCACGATTTACAAGAAGCAGAAGCTAGATCGTAATGATATTCTTGATATTACTGATCTCGATATTGTCGCGTGGTTGAAAGCCGAAATGCGCATGATGCTGGATGAGGAAATTGCTCGTGCAGTATTGGTTGGTGATGGACGCTCGGGTGTTTCTGAAGATAAGATTGATGAGACCTGTGTTCGCCCAATTTGGACTGATAGCGATCTGTATGCTCATCATGTTCAGCTGCCCTCCACCGATAATCTTCCAGAGGAAGTTATCGACAAGATTACCGCTGCCCGGGTTAATTACAAGGGATCTGGAAGCCCAACTCTATTCACCAGCCCCACCTTCCTGAGCTCTATGCTGCTGATTAAGGATAGCATGGGCTATCGCATTTACAAGACGGAAGCCGATCTTGCGGCAGTTCTTCGCGTTAAGAACATTGTCGAAGTTCCAGTAATGGAAGGTCTTCATCGAACTGACACTCTTGAATATGATCTGCTTGGTGTTATCGCTAATCTGTATGATTACACCATCGGTGCCGACAAGGGTGGCGCTATTGGCATGTTTGATGACTTTGATATTGATTATAACCAATATAAGTATTTGATCGAGACTCGTATTTCTGGCGCTTTGACTCTACCGAAGTCCGCTTTGGTTATTGAGCGCGCTCAGGCGTAGTAGTCTAAAGGAGCTCTAATATGGCAAAGTTTCACGGACTTATCGGATTTGTAACAGTTGAAGAAAGCGAAACGGCGCCAGGAGTATATGCTGAAGTTGTCACAGAGCGTCCTTGCAGTGGAGATATTCTTCGCAATACGAGACGTTGGGAAAATAGTCAAAAAGTTAATGAAGATTTGACTATTGATAATCGATTTAGTATTCTTGCGGATGAATATGCAATCAATCATAGTCATGTAATGCGTTATTTGAAACTCGGCGAGGTCTCTTGGAAAATATTATCATTTGAAATCGAGAGACCTCGTATCATTTTAACAGTTGGAGGGGTGTATAATGGGAACTAGAGCTGAATTACAGACCCTTCTTGAAACTCTATTAGATTCTAGAAATGTATATTTCCAACCCCCTCCAACTTTACAAATGAAATATCCGTGTATTGTCTATAATTTGGATGATATTGATACTAAATTTGCGGGTAATAAGCCATATGTATTTGAAAAACGTTATTCGTTAACACTTATAGA